CCCGATGAGTGGGGCTTCTACGTGCAGCCGCCCGCGCTGCTCGAAAAGCGCGACGAGCGCGGCGTCGTGACTGGGTATTCGGTGAACCAGCGCGCGGAGAATCTGCGCTGGCTGCAACCCGATTATTATTCGAAGCAAATTCTCGGCAAGTCGAAGGCGTGGATCGATTCTCGCCTCATGGTGCGCGTCGTGCTGGTCGCGGAGGGATCGCCGGTCTGGCCGATGTTCCGGCGCGAGTTTCACGTTTCGCGCGAGGTGCTGGTCCCGATCGAGAACCGCGAGGTGCTGGTCTGGATGGACTTCGGCCGTGCGCCCGCGGCGCTGTTCGCCCAGGAGGTCGGAGCGCGGGTCTACGTGCAGTACGAGTTGCTTGGGTTGAACGAGGGCGCGACGACCTTCGCACCGAAGGTGAAACGGTTCCTCGAACGCAACTATCGCGGCTGCACCGTTTCGGCGTTCGGCGATCCAAAGGGGCGCGACAAAGGCGTGCAAAACGAGGAAAGCGCGTTCGATGTTTTCAAGGCCAACGGCATCAAGGTGACGCCGGCTCCGGTGCGGCAGAACAACATCACCGAGCGCGTAGAGGCCGTGGCCCACATCCTCAACGACAATCCATCCGGGGTGAACCGTCTCGTGATCTCTCCGCGCTGCCGCACGCTGATCGTCGGCATGGCGGGACGCTACCACAACGAGCGTGACGAATTGGGCGAGTTGAAGCCGTGCAAGAACCGCTACTCGCACCCATGCGACGCGCTGCAATACGGCATTCTCGGCCTCGGTGAAGGCCGCCGCATGATTGGGCTGCGGCCCGCCAACGATGTCAAGCCGGTGCATTTCGGCAACAAGCGCCGCTCGCTGCGGCGCGTGGCGAGATAGGCGATGGTGCAGATCACGGCCCAGCCCGGAATCCAGCCGGCGTACTGGTATCTCTGCTTTGTGCGCCGGGCCGATCAATGGTGGGTCAGGCTGCTTTCCGCCGGCCGCTACAGCCACGTCCGCGCCTATACCTGCTGGCCGGGCTCGCGCATCTGGCTGTTCTACGAGGCGTCGCTGAAAGGCACCGAGCTGCGCGTCGCTGCGGATGGGTCGCGCGAGGCTGACGTGCTGATCGCGGCGTGGCAGAGCGGTGCCGACGTGATGGAGGTGCGCGCCGGCGAGTATCGCGGCCTGCCGCGCCCGCCGGTCTATTCCTGCGTCGCTCTGGTCAAAGCCCTGATCGGCTCGCCGTCTGGTGCGTTGCGGCCGGATCGGTTCTGGCGCGACTGTCTCGCGGCAGGCGGCAGGATGGTGAGCTATGAAGAAACCAGCGATCGACCCGGCCCAAGCCGCGCTTGCGCGCCAAGCTGAGCAAGAGCGGATCGACATCACGCAACAGCGCCTCAGCACCGACACGCTCGATCTGTTGCGGCGCTACGGCGCGTTGCGCGCGACCGGCCGCAGCACTGCGGCGCGACCGGCCTCACCGTTCATCGGCGCGCGGTTCTAGCCCGTGGCGGATGATTACGACGGGCCGTTCAAGGCGCTCGCCAAGGAGGCGAACGAAAAACTCGTCGGGTGCCGCGCGCAGAAGCGCGAATGGGACCTCGACATCCGCGAAGGCTATGCCTTCGCCGCGCCGCACCTCGCCCGCGACATTCGTTCCGAAAACGCGCCGACCGATGCCAAGCCGCGCGATGAGGACGAAATTCTCGCCGATGCATCGTCGCTCGCGCTCGACTATCTCACCGAGGTGTTGAACGCCTTCATGCCGGAGGCCGAGCCGTGGGCCGAACAGCGGCCCGGCCCGAACGTGCCGGCGGCCGAGGTTGAGCGCGTCAAGACGGAGGCCAAGGAACAGGACCTAAAAATCTTCGATGCGATCAAGTCGTCCAATCTCTACACCGTGCTGCCCGTGGCATGGAATCCCGATCTGGCCGTCGGCACATCTGCGCTCTGGATCGACGATCCGGGCTCGGCGCAGAACTTCATCTGTCAGGCAATCCCGCTCAAGGAGCTGGAAATCAACATCGGCCCGCATGGCGAAGTCGATGATCGGTTCATCGTGCGCCATACCCGCAACCGGCACGTCAAGGCGCTGCTGCCCGAGATAGACTGGGCGAAAGTCCCGCCGGAATGCGCCAAGGAAATCGCGGACAAGCCCGACGAGCGCACCGAGGTGCGCTGGGGTTACTGGCGGCTCTGGGAGCGGCGCGACGATGTGGTCTGGCAGCACGTCGTCATGGTCAAGAACAAGGTCGTGCATGCCGCCGAGCTGGTCGGCGAGGGCTCTTGCCCGCTGATCGTGACGCGCTGGAATCCGTCTGCGCAATGGGCCTATGGCTTCGGCGTTCTCATCAAGGCGCTGCGCGATCTGCGCCTGCTCGATTCGATCCTGTACGATCTGATCGACTATCTTGAACGCCGGCTGCGGCCTCCGGTCACTTACCCAGACGACAGCTTCGCCTCGATCGAGGGCGGGATTGAAGCGAACGCGGCCTATCCGATTCGGCCCGGCACCGAGGATGCGGTCAAGGCAATCTACGACGGCGGCGACGCCAACGCGGCGCTGTTCGAGACCGAGAAAATCTACGAGCGGCTGCGGCAGACGTTCTATCTCGGATGGCCGGAGCAGCGTGGCAAGACGCCGCCGACGCTGGGCCAGTGGGTTGACGAGATGGCGCGCGCGCAGCGGCGCATCGGCACGCCCGGCCTGCCGTTCTGGCGCGAGGGGCCGGCGCAGATTTTCCTCCGCTTCAAGTACCTGTTGCAGCGCCGCGGCACGATCCAGCAGATCAAGGTGGGGGACAGCAACGTCGCGCTGACCCCATTCAATCCGGCGCAGCGCGCCGCCGAGCAGCAAGAGGTGGCGATGGCGGTGCAGGCGCTTTCGATTGCCGGGCAGACATTCCCCGAGGAGTTCCGCCTGCGCGTGGACGGCGGCGGCACGATGAAGAACTTGTTCGAGAAGATGCGGACGATGGGCCTCATCAAGCTGCGCACCGATGACGAGATCAAGACCGCGCTGCCGCAGATCGCGCAGCTCATCGAGGGGCGTCAGCGCATCCAGCCGGTCGAGCCAGGACAGATCGCGGGGCTGTGATGGCAGTCACTCAGGAAGAACTGCGGGAGTTGCTGTGGTATGAGCCGGAGACGGGCAAGTTCTATTGGCTTGTCAGAACCAGCAAGGCAATACCCGGCTCGGAAGCTGGAGATGTCTGGCCGACTAAACGATCGAAGCCGTATCGACGAATTAGAGTCAGGCGAAAGTCGTTGCCGGCGAGTCATTGGGCGCATCTCTACATGATGGGCAGCCTGCCAGCATATGAGATGGATCATCGGAACGGCGATACGCTGGATGATCGTTGGGCCAATTTGCGGCCCGCGACTCGGCAGCAAAACGAAGCCAACAGGGGCGCCAGACGTAATAGCAAGACCGGCATCAAGGGCGTCGTGTTCGACAAAGCCAAAGGCAAGTACGAGGCTCGCATCTACCGCCGCGGTGTTCATCGCTATCTTGGCGGTTTCAGTTCGCCGGAAGAAGCTGCCGCGGCCTATGACGCAGCCGCAGTGAGTTTTGATGGCGAGTTCTTCCGGCCGGCGTTGGGGCCATCGCATGACCGATGAGGAAATGACAAGTGCCATTGATCGGATCGCCCGCACCGCCGATGGGTTGATGCTGTACCGATATTTTCAGCATGTTGCGATGTCGGATGACCCAGGCACCGGAGTCGGTGCGTTGTTGAAATTTTCTGGCCGCCGCAGTTTCGCGCGTGAACTGATGGCCCTCATGGGCAAGGGAGTCGATGAAAGTGGCGGAAGCAGGCGGCCAACAGAACAGCCAGTCGTCTTCGCAGGACGCAAGCCAGTCGTCGGCGAACGGCGCGGATCGGCAGAACGGCGGGTCAAGCCATACGATGACCCGGCCTGACGGCCTGCCCGATCAGTATTGGGACGAGGCCAAGGGCGTCCAGTTCGAGCCGCTGATCCAGCAATTCAACGAACTCACGGCAGTCAAGGCCGAACGCGACCTCGCCGCAGCCAAGCGGCCGGCCAAGCCCGACGACTACAAGGCCGAACTCGGCGCCGATTTCAAGATTCCCGACGAGCTCAAGACGCTGAAATTCGAGGTCGAGGGCGCAGACGGCAAGCGCCAGCAGGTCGAACTCGGCGCCATGCCGCTCGCGCAGCTCGTCGATCAGAGCGACCCGCGCATAGCGGCGCTGCGCGGCCTCGCGCACGAAAGCGGCTGGGATCAGGACACGTATTCCAAGGTGCTCGGGCTCGGCATCCTGCACGAATTGCAGGAAGCGCAGAAGCTCAACGCCTTCACTGCGGAACAGATCGCCAAGCTCGGCGCCAACGGCCCGGCGCGTATCGATGCGTTGCAGGGCTGGTTCAAGGCGATGATGCCCGGCAAGGCCGGCGAGAGCATCTACCAGCGCGCCATGATGTACGCCTCGTCCGACGAGATCGCAGCGCTGGAAAACTTCGTCAAGAAATATTCCTCGCAGGGGGGTGCCGGCTTCGACCAGCGGCACCGCGAGCAGCGCCCCGCCAAGCCCGAGACCATTGAGGGCCGCTGGTATCCCGAGCAGCAACGAAAGGCTAGCTGACCATGGCGACCGTAAGCGCAACCAACCCGACGATGGCCGACATCGCCAAGCTCACCGAGCCCAACGGCGGCATCGTCACCGATCTCGGCGAGCTGCTGGCCCAGGACAACGAAATTCTGGCCGATGCCACCTTCATGGAGGCGAACAACAGCACGTCGCATCGCCACAGCCAGCGCACCGGCATCCCGGCGCCGACGTGGCGCCGCTACTACGAGGGCGTCGCGCCGAGCAAGTCCACCTATGCCCAGCTCGACGAGCCGATCGGCATGATGGAGAACCGCTCCGTGGTGGACGAGGACCTGCTCAAGCACAGCGGAAATCCTGCGCAAGTCCGGCTGATCGAGGCCACCGGCATCCTGGAAGGCTTCAACCAGGATTTCGCGCAAACCCTGCTCTACGGATCGGTTTCAACCAGCCCGGCCAAGTTCAACGGCATCCTGCCACGCTACGCTTCGCTCAGCGCGGCCTCGGGCGAGAACATCATCGATGCCGGCGGCACCGGCACCGACAATGCCTCGATCCTGCTCGTCTCGTGGTCGCCGCGCTTCACGTTCTGCGTCTATCCCAAGGGATCGACGGCGGGCCTGTCGCGTCAGGACCTCGGCGTGCAGCAGGTCACGACCTCCGATTCCCCGCCGCGCCGCTATTCGGCCTACGAGGAAATCTTCAAGCAGCAAGTCGGTCTCGTCGTGCGCGACTGGCGCGGCAACGTCCGTATCGCCAACATCGACAAATCGGCCTTGGTCGCGCAGTCCGGCGCCGCCGCACTGCTCGAACTGATGGCCGCCGCCGTGGACAAGCTCCCGTCCGGCGGCGCACGCCACGCCTTCTATGTGCCGCGCGTCGTGAAAACGATGATGCGGATTCAATGCATGAAGCAGTCGAACGTCTACCTGACCGTCGGCAATGAGGAAGGCGAGCCGAAGATCATGTTCGACGGCATCCCGATCCGCAAGGTCGATCAGATGGCCGCCGACGAGGCGCGCGTCACCTGACCAGGAACCGCGATAAGGAAAGCGAAAGGCGACCACCATGCTAATCGACAAGCTCAATACCTTCTCGTGGGAAGCCGCCGTCACGGCGGACGCGATCTCCGATGTGATCGATCTGCTCTCGGCTTCCGGCGCGCTGAATGCCGGCGCCACCGGCGGCCCGAGCGCGAACACGATCCGCGACGTCGGCGCCGGCAAGACGCTCTATCTGCACGCAGTCGTGACCACGACATTCGACAGCGCGGCGGATTCGACCTCGCTCATCACGACATTGGAATCCGACAGCGCAGTCGGCCTCGATTCCTCGGCAACGGTTCACTGGACTTCGGACGATATCGAGCAGGCGACTCTCGTGGCCGGCTACTGGATCGCCAAGGGCATCCCGTTGCCGCCGGGCGATTACGAACGCTACCTCGGTCTCCGCTACAACGTCGGCGCCGAGGAGAATTTCACCGCTGGCAAGATCAGTGCGTGGATCAGCGAGAACCGCTACGACGACCGCACCTACGAGAGCGGCGCGACCACGGGCGTGAACTGAGGCTGACCGATGCCGCAATTCGAAGCCCTGCAACCGCTGTTCATCGTCGATCGCTACATCGAACCCGGCGAGCGGTTCGAATCCGACCTGCCGCCGGGGCGAAACTGGAAGCCGCTTGACGATGCGGCCAAGGCTGCGGTGGAGAAGCTGTCGCCGGAACGCAAGGCGCTCAACGCTGCGGTGGACAAGCTGGAACAGCGGCGCACCGCGCCTGGCGCGGTCGAGATTCCGGCGAATTGGGCCGAGCTGAGTGCCGCGAAGCGCCGAGGCTTGGCAACCAAGCTCGGGGCGCAGAACACGATCAAGGCCGATGACGCCGACAAGGTCATCCAGGCCGAGTTGGACCGCCGCGCCGAGAAGGCGGCTGGATAGGAGACGGACATGGTATCCTGGACCGCTGGCCGCACCCGGACGACGGATGAACTTTCCGGCGATGCCGGTATTGCGCCGTTTCCGGCACGCGCCATTCCCGCCGACAACGTCTCGCTCGCCGAAATCATCCGCGAAATTTACGCGCAGCTCGGCGGCACCACGAGTGGCAGCGATGGCGTCACGACCTATCCCAATGGCGCCGCCCCTGCGAACGCGGTGTCGGTCGTCGAAGTCCTTCGCTACATCCACGGTGTTCTGAGCGGCACTGCGGCCGGCGAAAACGGCATCACGACATTCCCGGCGGCTGCGGCTGCGGGCAACAACGTCTCGCTCGCCGAGGTCATCCGCTATATCCAGGAATCGCAGATCGGCACGCTGGCCAACACCGGCGGCACGGCCACGCTCGGCGCCATGATCGGCGATCTCGCCAATGTGAGCCTGCTCACACGGCTCGCGGTGACGAACGCTGGCGGCACCGCGACGCTGAATGCTCTGCTCGGCGACTTCGCCAACGTCGCGCTGGTGACGCGGCTCGCCGCAATTCATCCCGTCGTCGCCACCGGCACCACGGATATCGACGATTCCGAGCAGGACGAAAGCTCGGCCTGGTTCCCGCTTCTGACCATCACCCCGGCGGCCAGCACGCCGCTGCGCAACGTCGAAGTGTTCATCGACCTGGACAAGGCGACGACCGGGTTTGGCACGGTGGAAAGCTCGGCCACGATCCAATTCCGCGTCGCCCGCAAGATCGACGGCACGAATTGGCGCGGCGCGCAGACCGGCTCCCCGGCTGACCAGCTTTCGGCCACGATTTCCGGCACCAACGCCGGCGGCTCTGATATGGCCGTCATGCTGCGGCCGGGTTTCGTCGGCGTCACCGAAGAGGTGCGGATCGAGGCCAAGATGTCGGCCGACGCCACCGGCGACATGGAGCTGCCCTACGCCGTGATCTACGAGGGTCGCGCCGCGCCGACCATCACGCCGGTCGCCGCTGCCTGATCCGGTGAATAGCCGTGGCACTTGACAAGCGATTCAGGGGCCAGACGGTCCAACTCAGCAGCGAGTTGGATTATGAGACCGTCGCGGCTTCGCAGACCGCACAGGTGATCGGCCCCACCGGCGCCGCGGGCGACTTCATCGAGGGAGTTCTAATCATTCCCGCAGTCGTCGGCTGCGGCGCAGTTACGCTGCTCGACAACGCGACCACGGTGATGGCATTCGCCGGTGGCGGTACGACAGCACTTCCAGATGTGAAGCCGTTCTGGATTCAACTCGGGATCAAGAGTGCGTCCGGCGCGTGGAAGATCACCACCGGCGCCAACGTTTCCGTGATCGCCGTGGGGCGGTTCACCTGATCGTTTGACAGCAATGGGGGACGCCATGCGAAGGCTCGCCGCGCTCGCGCTATGCCTGCCGCTTCTCGCCATTTCCGCCGCCGATGCCCGCCCGCTGTCGGGCCGCTTCTCGTCGCACTATGACGCGGTGCGGGACTACGCGCCGGTCAGGGTGAAGCGGGCCTACAAGTATCGGAATCGTACCGTGCATGCGAAGCGCAAGCCGAACCGGGTCTGGCGCGTGGCGCGCGAGGCGACGGAGCCGGTCCGGGCCGCTGGTTCGGCCCTGGCCGTGGCGCAGGGCTGGCTCGGCCTCACCAATGCGCAGCTCGGCATTCCACGCCGGCTGTCCTGCGGCGATTTCATGGC